TATTGTGTATAGAAGTACATCATGTTACGCAACCAGTTGAATCTATCACTATCCTTTACGTAAATGTAGGTGAAATTCTTGACAGGTAGTGTCTTTAATTTAGAGAAAGATAAATGAGTCACTCCTTCGAAAACAGTTTGTTCTATTTCGTCAGAAAGTATAGTTCTATTCTCCAATAACTTAAGTAATGAACCCTCACCCATATGTTTTAATAATTTGTTCGATATACGGAACATTAACTTATAGCTGGATGGTTTTTCAACAGACTCAAACATCTCATTGTTATCTATCTTTCCATCCATGTGAACATGGACAGACATGGCTATGTTTTCAGCTCGACCGCCGTTCTTCTTTATTATTTCACAAGCGTTTTGAATTTCTTTTTCACCGTCACTTCCTTGCAATATTGGTGAAACATATTCAGCAGAGTAAGGTACATGTCTAATAGACCCGTCTTCTACAAGGTTTATTCTGTCGGAAATTCTTTTCTGTTGTGCTTTTGTATCACAATAGAACTCAATCTCAACACCAAATTTTCTTTCTGATGTAATCATTATGATTTTATATTAACGCCTTTTAATAAATTCTTCAAACCCTATTTTAATGGAATTAATGGCATCATACCAACCCTTTATAATTTGTTCGTTACTGCCGTCATTCATCTCACCTAGTGGGTCTAATTCTGTTGCCCACTTGTAGAACTTATCGACATTGTTCTTACTTAAACCTGTATAATGATATATGTCATTATCATGTAAGAATTGTTTATATATTAGGAAGTTCTCTACTGCTAGACTATAATTGTTCTCATTTATAGCTTTCCTAATCTTATTCATGTCAAAGAGTGCAATTAGTTTATCTTCAAGTCCATTTAATCTCAAAGTTACTGCATTTCTTACTAATCCTGCGGTCAAAGACCATAGGATATAGTCACGCAACCAGAAGTTACTAGGCACTCTGTATTCAAGACCATATTCTTTAGGTCTGTACTCACCTGCCCGTCCGTAATTCTTTCGCCTTGTTGCGTTATCTGGGTTACGGTCAATCAGAACCAATGTATTACCCACAACAATATCTAGTAGCTGTACCATCTTAGGTTGGTTCTCTTTCACTAGTGTACTACCAATGTGGATATGTCCACCACCTGCACGAAACTTCTCCCTCATTCCAGTAACACGTTTACGTTTATCTTTGTAAGCAGTTTCAGTTGGACTACAACCAAACTTTTTTGTATCTTTTGGTGTGTTCTTCCATACCTTATCACTAATAGTGTGTGCTAAACTAAACGATAAGTTATAACCTTTTTCATCAGCGAATTTCTTGAGTGTTCTTATACTCAAAGCCAAAAAGTACGCACTAGTTTGTCGGCATGTGTGTTCGTTTGGATGTAGCTCTACCTGAAAACCGTCTTCAGCAACACCATCTAATTGTTTATCAATCACCGTTGCACTAGGAACAACCTCATTGTCCTTAGTTAAGAACAGTTCTGGGTCAGAACCAAAAGTAATATAAGATTGTAAGGTATAATTCTTTGGTTTAACTGCTAGTATGTCACTAACTTTACAAACTTTAGAGTTCCAATTCTTATCACGAATTAAAGTACCATCAAGTTTTACATTATGTTTTTCCTGGTACTCAATATCGTTATTTCTGGTATAGATAATCTTGTCATTTACACCAGCACCTTCAAACATTTTAATCTTATCTTTTTCTGTCATAAGAATAATTTACTAATAATTTAATAATTTTCTGATAATCTAGGTGTTATTTAACCCACCCATTAAATTGTGTCTTACCAACTAATAGCTAGTGCTTTCCTTTTTCTACACCCTGTGTATAGAAGCGTTACACGAAGCTCACACCTGTCACACATGTAGTTACTGAAACACGAATTGACGAACAATTCTCCGTCAGACTTAACATTTTAGGAGGGTGGTAATTGCCATCACTAGCGTTTGTTGTCGCACAGACGTAAGACACAGGTTACTAGGAAGGTTATTATTCTAATATAGTGGTGGTTTAGTGTCATTAAATACCAACGCTAAGAGTAGTCCTAACGTAATTCCACTTAATATTAACATCATTGTACTCATACTAATATTTTTTTATTACCTGTGCATTATTTACACAGTATTCTTTTAATCTTTCATCTGCGTAGTATACAATGTAATCTTCCACCATTACTTCTTTATAACCAGCACCAAACTCCATGTTTTTGATAAGTTGGTATTGTTCTTCTGGAACATTATATACTTCTGCCTCAAAGTAATTCTCTCCCTCATTTACTAAAACTGGATAACTTCCTAAACTATACAACGTACCTTTAATAAAGATATCGTCTATCTTATCACAATCCTCAATTATATCGTGGTTATATTTTCCTGCCTTCAAACTACCATAGACTGCTAATTTATACATAATTTAGCAGTATCCTTTTCCATCAAAGATTTTTGTTTCTATCTCTGGTTTTCTGTAGTCCCCGTTATGTCCCTTTACTATAACTTTTGTTTCCATAAACTTATGCAAGGAAGCCCAGCCCACAACCCACGACCATAGTGTAATGTTTCTCCCAGTATTAGGGTTATTGACTGACGCCGTAGCTGTTACCTTACCGAGTTTATGCCGTTTTATAAAGTCGCATAACCTCTTACCATTACCTCTACACGTTACATCATGGAAGATAAAAATGTTATATTTATCTCCTCCTAGTTCCTCATAGACCTGCGTTACGAGGTTTTGTGGTGGTCTATCTATGCCATTAAATTCATATATACCGCAACACCTCGTTCTTTCTAAGTCTGCAAAACCTTTACCCATATCAACAACGACAGTCCCACTTTTTAGCTTTTGTTTTTTCATTTTAGTTACCACTACATCTTTAATAATATCTACACTTAGTTATTGCACAACTTCAATAAAGAAGTATAACAATACCAACATCATTATAAACTTTAGCATAATGTTAAATTAAGTTACTAACTGTCTTCAATCTCATTTCAATATTGGTAATATTATTTACTTTTTTTTCCAGTGCGTGTCATACTGAAAAACTTTTTGCTAACATTACGATTAAAGAAACGCAGAGTCTTTACGTCATCACGTTTAGTTATAAACGCGAAGTTATAAGAACCGCCGTCTCTTCTGAATACGTCAATTAGTTCCTTAATTGTGCTACCGTGTACAGTTTGCTGTACACCGTTACCATTTAATGAGCAATGTAACGTGTACGCTACTGCTCGCGAAACGGCACGCCTCGCCAAGTTGGCTGTACATATAGCCAACGCTTGTTCTACTGAAAACATATATTTATAATTATCTGATAATAAACTCCAGTTTAATGTCGTTAGACTTTTTATAAACTGGTATACGGGTACAACTTTAGATACTACGTCCTAAAAATTGCGTTCATTGTATGTCCCGTATACCAACTAATAATGTTGATTATCCTTTTAGATAATGTAGATAATCGTGCCAGCACAGCGTCAATGCTTCCCGCATTGTATTACCATACTTTGTTACTGCTACTCCTTTTTGGTTTATACTGGCTACATAGCCAACACCGTTATAATATATCATCATAATTTTTATATTGTGCATTGTACATCATGCACGTTGTTGGCAACGATAGTTTTGATACGTCCTGCAGTACATTACAAATGGAGTTCATTATCAGAAAACAGCTATCCAGATACAATATATCTGGCAAGCCAGCCACGTTACTGCCGTGGCATACAGTCATTACCAACAACGTACAGCCGTTATAATATTGCTACAGCATGGTGAAGTGCCAAGTAGCTGTATTTATAACTTCAAACAATTATACAACAGCGTGTACGTTGGTTATTATCACCACTTTTTGCCGTCTTTTTGGCGCGTATACAGTCGCTTTTTACACGCTGTAGTTTTTATGACACGTTACTACAGTCGGTTAGTCGGTGGTGATTTTTGTATAATGCTTTGCATGTATCGCTATATTTTCATATTGCTATAAAAAATACAATCTATTTATAATCAAGCTGTTAAGCTCGGTACTTTTAACTATACTGTACTGGCGGTGGTGGTCGTGAATATGTAAGCATATCCCTGTAGACTCCTGTCGTTCAATCAAGATAGCGGTGATAATAATATACTATGTATATCAATATCAAAATGCAAAGCATTATCTTGTCGCGGTATAATGTTTCTGGTATAGCAAGTTTTTCGGCTATATACCAAAGTTCAATATACACTCACGTTTGTAATTTAAGTTTTACAACTTTATTTTATGCAGTCTCCACAGTGTAGAAAACTGCTAGAATATACTCAAACATTTTTTTGCGTTCCTTTTAATTCAATAACTATAGTCGGACTTCCATTTTTCTGGTTCAGGTGTAGCTTATAACTTGCCACCATTGCCGTCATTTTTGCCTATTGTTGTCATTGCCTATTGGAATACTACTAGCTTGATTGATGTGTCGCTTTGGACACTCGCTGTATATTCTATTGTGGTGAAGAGCCGTAACTCTTCACTTGTACCCAGTCTAGCACGATCGCAATTATATTGCAATTATACAGGACTAGATTTCTATGCTCTAATTTTTGGAGCCGTTTGGCTCTTTTTTTATAACATAGAGTATCGGTGAGGTAACGCTGGCTTTACGCCTTTGTTCCCTCACTTAACTCCATACTATCAGATGTTGCTGGCGATGTCAATTGACAACCTTGTCGCGTCGTGTCTTGCTAGTGGTTCCCCAGTCTATAGGACTATAACGCCATCCTGATTCCTTTCTCCTGATGACTGGGTTGTAGTCGGACATCTGTCCACGTCTACCGAGATACACCTTTCGCCTACGCATGGTAGCCGATAATTAAATCTTGATAACGTACTGCGACGGGTCTGGATATGTCGGCGCTCATGATAGGCACTACTGCCACATACCCACCCGCCAGATACTCAACAACCCTCACGGGTTCCCTCGTTATCCTATGATATAACATACTATTGTATTATTTTGTAACGTACTTTTTGATCTCATTCCCCTCCACCTCCTAGGATAGCACATCAAACCAGAATGTACAGGACGAACATACCAGTTGTCCACAACCTACCGCTTTCATACCAAAAATAACCTTATTTATAGCGATTATTGACATTATAGTATAATTATGTCTTAACAATTTAAGGTATATACCGCCCACTCCACCTTGACAAACAAAAGAAAACATTGCATAATATAGATAAAATATAAGAAAACACAAATAAACCTTTGTAAAGACTATACAAGTAGTTTTATGTGTTGCATAATCAGGACACACATTTGAGGAAAAGTCAAGGGGTAGGGTATGGGGGGATGCGTTCGTGTGTATAGATAAATACCCCAACAAAATTTTGTAGTATAATATGATTTTCTGCATCTTTTTCACTATAACAAATAAAGCTTTAAAAAACTAGTAGTACGGTACATGTACTGACACCCTCTAATTGGCACCTAGAATCGATTCTAAGAGGTTTAAATAAGAAACATGATACATTGTTCATCCTGTCATTTTCCTTACCTTAAAATGGATTACCTTTGGGGGCTTGACAAATCTAATGGTATATGTTATAATAGGTTAATGGAAAGAAAAGTTATAAAGAAGGGGGACCCAATAATTATACCTGGGGCAGAATTTATGAGTAAGGAGGAGTTGAGTAAAGCAAAGCAGAATGAGTCTATGAGAAGACAGATGGCTAGGAGAAGAGGTGGCGAACCACAGGAGAAACATACAAAGCAGGAACTAAGGAAGCTAAATACTGATGAAATGATAGAGATGGCAAAGGACTCACGTAACCTAGCACTCCAGACCCTTAGTAAGAAACTTACCCAGGTCTATTCTGACAATGACCAGTTGAGAAAGGTTAACCTAGCAACTCTAGCTACAGTGTTCGGTATAATGTTTGATAAGGGTCAGTTGATGGATGGACTCTCTACACAGAACATAGCTATCCAGGCTAAGATAGATGTTAACATGACATCTGATAAAGCACTAGAGGTATTAAATAAGATGAGGGAGAACTTTACTAAGGAGGAATAATTTTATTAATCAAGGAATAGTATCATGGATATGGAGGATATTACCAGAGAGGAGATGGATATACTCTCACCAGTGGATGACGATATAGATTCTATATCAGAGTTCAACCGGAGGAAGAAGATGTATCTAGATTGGTTGGAGGAACCAAAACAGAAGGATAAGCTCATTGCAAGAGCCCAGTTCAATGATGCGGCTATGAGGGACCCGTCTGCTCAGATATATCTCTTCACTGTGTGCCAAGGTAAGGAGGACCCAGCTGACGGTACTATCTTCTTTATAGAGAACTTCTGTTGGACATACGACCCACGTAGTAGAGATAAGAACCTGCCGGTAGTGTTGTTCGACTATCAGAAGGATGCGGTTAAATATATCGTAGAACATATTGACGAGGGAATTAACTTTTTGATTGAGAAGTCACGAGACATGGGTGTCTCATGGTTACTGGTGTATGTGTTCCTGTGGTATTGGATGTTCCGAGATGGAACAAACTTACTCATGGGTTCATATAGAGAGAAGGAAGTAGACGATGGTGTGAACCAAGATGCCTTGTTTGGAAAGATAGAGTACACTCTCAAGAATTTACCCGCATGGTTATTACCTAGAAACTTTAGTTTCAAGAAGCATAGACTAAAGCTAAAGCTGGTGAATCCAGAGAATAATAATATTATCTCTGGTTCGACAATGAATCCCAACTTCGGACGAGGTGCCAGAAAGACAGCTATCTTTTACGATGAGTTAGGATTCTGGGAAACTGCAAAAGATTCTTGGGAGTCCGGCTCTCAGACAACCTCATGCCAGATAGCTAACTCAACTCCTCATGGTAAGAATTACTATTGGAAGTTAAGGAATTCAGGTATGGATGTACTGACATTACATTGGAAGTCACACCCATTGAAGGACGAGGTATGGTATAATTTTGAAAAGAATCGTAACACAGAAGAGACGGTGGCACAGGAGATTGACCTAAACTATGAGAAGTCTTTGGAGGGTAAGGTCTATCTAGAGTGGGACCCTGAGGTTGGATTCTTTGAATATAATGATTCTTATCCTCTATACGTAGGATGTGACTGGGGTAAGGAGGATGGTACTGCAATTATATGGTCACAGTTAATTAATAATAAGTTTCGTATAGTAGACGCTTATTATAAGACAGGTGAAACGATAGATTTCTTTGTACCATTCCTTACTGGAATAGTACCTTCAGATGAGTTCCGATATACTCCTAAGGAGATAAAGAAAATCGAGGAACATCGAAGGTGGAAGAGAGGAACAGTATATGGGGACCCAGCTGGTCGATTTACATCTTCAGTTACTAACCAAAGTGTCTTTAGTATTCTTAAGGATAATGGTATATATGTAAACTGGGATGAGAACTGGAAAAGCTTCCCCACAAGGAAGACATCTGTTAAGATGAGAATAAGAGGAGGAGTAGAACTAAACAAGAATGAGGATACAGAATACCTTGCCATGTGTATAGGTCAGGCATCATATCCGAAGGTCAGACACCTTGGTGAGGAGGAGGTAAGAACAATGAAACCAAACCATGATTGGACCTCTCACCATCGTTCAGCACTTGAATATCTATGTTTGGGGCTAGAGAAAATAAGAAGTAATAATAAAAGAGTATCAGATAAGTTTAATAAAAATGGCAAGACCTTCAACCCTTACATGCGAAGGAGAAGATAGAATCAAAGAGGGAAGCCCGTGGTTCAGACGTTTAGTCAGAGAACTGTATGCAACATCAAAACACTTTAAAGTAATTAGGATACGTTGTGGCTTCTATAGAATCTATTGGAAAGACGCATATGTTCATGAGGTATACAAGGACATGCCCCAACATGGGTATGAATGGTACACCGAATCTCCATATCGTGAGTCTTTAAAACTTATGATGGAGTATGAACAGGACGGAGAACTACAGAGGAAAGTAAAGAACTTTGTGGAGGGATACGAAGAAGCTTCGAAAGCAATTAAGCTTCGAGTTTATCAATTTAAAAACAACGACGAACATTACCGTATAGCTAAAGACATGTATCGTAATCTAGTTATAAAATAAAACAAATGACACCTAATAAAGCTACTAACATAGCGTCGCCTTATGCAAAGGCTAAAGAGCCTATAAAGCTATACGAGCTCTTGTATAAGAACGGGGAAGTATTCAAACCATCAGAGAAAGAAATGAAAGTGGTCTCTAACACACTGGACTTATTCCGTAGGTCTCAGCAAGACCGTGACCGAGCATTTGCATACTTTGATGGTATGAACTTAATCACTTATGTTGAGGATTCAACAGAGAGATTTAATACAAACCTATATCTAAGAGAAGGGATGGAGGATTGGCAATCAGGATTCAATGATGGTTTCACAAGAAACAAGGTATTATCAATGGTTGGTAAGTTAATTGAACAGCTACCGATTGCATCTGCCTTACCAAGAGGTGAAGAGGATATCCTTCGAGCTCAAATCATTACTGACCTGTATCACTACACAGAGGAGTTGGATGATTACGAAAACTTTATGTCGATGTTTGTACTAGAACTTTTGGTCAAGGGTACAGCCATCGGGTATGAAGATATTGAATATCAAAAGAAAAAGATTAGAGAGGTGAAAGGGATTGGTGACAAGATGACAGTAAATGAGGTTATCATTAAGACAACCAAGTTCTATTCTGACCTAGTACCAATTGATGAATACTATCCAGCAAGTGTTGGAATTATGGGTGCTCAGAATCAACCGTACTCTTTTTGGAGAAAGGTTATGGACATATCAAAGTTCCAAGAGAAGTTTGGTCACTATAATAAAGCAGAACTAGTAGAAGCAAAGAAGTCTACTCAAACATCCGGTGCTACTATTCCTTACTACATGGACTTCCTGTCATCAGATATTGGAGAAGGTATGGTTGAGTTGATTAGATTTTACGACTCGCTCAATGACCAGTATGTAATGTTGGCTAACGGTATTTGGATTAATCCACTAGGACCTAATGAGGAAGTACAACCACTTCCTTGGGCTCATAAGGAACAACCATTCTATTCAGCTATAAATGAACCGTTCGGAGTATTCTTCTACGGTAAGTCTCTTCCTAATAAGTTGAGCTCAATGCAAGATGTGCTCAACGTACTTCAAAACATGATGATGGACCAATCATTCTTGTCAATCTTCACCCCTATCATTACGGCCGGGTTTGATGATTTTGAAGACGACTTCCTTAGACCAGGCAGACGAACTGCCATAGACACAGGTGGCCTAAGACTGTCAGAAGCTATCATGCCTCTACAGTTTCCAGCCCCAACAGGTTGGCACCAATACATTCTTGAATATACAAGACGTATCATGGAAGAGTCTTCTCTAGACAGAACCTCACAAGGTCAAACTGGTACCGGTTCAGAAAGAACTACTGCGTACGAAGTACAGACAGCAGCAGCGGGAGTAGCTGCAATCCTTACCATGGTCGCTCGTTATCTTAACGGTGCTATCAAAAGAAAGGCTATGCTTCGCTTTAAGAATATACTACAGTTTGGTTTCCAACCAACAGCTACTATAGTTCCTGGAGTAATGGCTGATACAGATACAACAAAACCTTTTGCTTCGTTCTCATTTAATAATACTAAGTTATCTAAAGGAGAAAGAGGAGCAAGGGTTTTGGAGATTTATCGCAATGATGAATCTCTTCCATCAATAGAAGAGACAAGGGCTCGGTCAATGATTTCATCTTCCGAACAGGGTAAGAAGGTTGAAGTAACAGCCATCAGTCCTAAATATATCAGGGATGTACAGTTCGATGTTAAGATTGGTCTAGACACTAGACGTGAACATTCATCAATGGCAGAACAAGCTATGCTTCTTCAACAGATTCAAATGCTTGCACAGATTGGTGGAGATATGGTAAATCTAGAAGAACCATTAACAATGTTGGCGGCAGCTATGGGACTAGACCCAACTAAGATTATTAGAGGACCTCAGCAACCACAACAAGCTGAGGGAGCAGGAGTTCAAGGTGAGAGTGCCCAAGCCATGGGTGCTGCTAATCAACAGTTAGCACAAATGATGTAATAATACTTATGAAAATAATAAAAAGGGCAGCTAACAGAATATTGAACAAGCTAGGATACTACAATAGTGAGATGCCAAACGGTTCAGTTATAACAGAGAAGGAAGTTTTAGAGATGTTTAGAACCTACGGTAGTAATGAAATGTTTATTCGTCTACTAAGAGACCTATGTGCTAATGATATACGTACTTACTTCCAAGCATCTAACGATGAGGATAGGCGTACTATACGAGGAGCATACCAAAGAACCAACTACTTTATTTCACTAATAAGAAAAGCAAATGACACAAGAAAACGAAGTTAA